AGACACTCTTGAGCTCAGTTGTATTTTCATAGATTTTATCAATCTGGTCAGCGCTCAACTTGAGATCAACAGAAGATGTAAAGCGGCTGGCTGTATAATTTGCATATCCGCCTTGGTCATCAACTTTAATCTTCAAGTTGACACCATTGGGTGACAAATCAAACACTTTGATACCAAATTCATCAGCATCTTCACCATTAATGGCACTGTCAATGATGTTGTGCAGTTGTTTACCAAATCTCAACAGCTTGACTTTGCCATTGTTATCTGGATTGGTTGGGTCATTGATGACATATACATTGGCCAACCATTTTTCAGCACGTTTAACGTTTTTGATTTTCTCTTTGTCAGCATCAGAACCTGCACGATATGCACGAATGCGTTCTTCTGCAATGGGATCACGTTCACCCCATGAAGTCGGTGATACAGCTTGAACATAGCTGCCTGTGCTGAAGCTGTTCCAGCCAAAAGTATAGTAATGAAGCAGAGTATTTTCTGGATCTGCGACGTTGGGCAGAAGTCTAACCAGATAAGTCTTATCTTTTTCAAGAGTCAAAATGTCTTTGGTTGCGCTCTTGGTATTCTTCTGCTTGTTAAGTGCATCTTTGATGCTTTCGAACATGGATGAGTTGAATTTCATATTGATATTGTAGTTTATGTTGTTTGTTTTGCTAGGTTTGTTGTTGTTATTTTTTGGTATGCTTGTCTTGCAGTGTTCTTACATTTGTTGGATGTAATGAATTTGGATATGTATGTGCTTAGTTTTTTGCTAAGATTATTACCGATGATTTCATCTAGGTGTTGTGCACTGCCATTGAGTTGTTTATCTGCATCAGGAAATGCAAGCAAGGCATATATATTTATACTAAACTGTTGCAAATGCAACACAAACCATGCAACATCAGCAGGTGTTTTAGTATGCATATAGTGTTGAAACTCAATGTTATTCATCTTACAGAATTTATAGATAAAAATCATTGATTCTTTGATTTTATCCAAGTTCCATTGACTATCAGCACTCATCATTTGCTCATAATTGTAAAGAGAAAACAACTTGATGGCTCGCATGCTCTTGTAAAATGGCAATTTGATGTGACTACCTTCTTGCATTTTGAATGGTGCATCAAAAAAGTCTTTGATGTTGATGTTGGGAAATTTTTGCAGCAACATTGCTATTTGTTTGCATGCTACAACGTTTTCGCTGTCCAAATCATCAAACTGCTTGCGTGGTGAGAATGGTTTGTTGTTGTGTGTCCTGCTAGCGTAAAGATATTGATTGTATATCTTCTTTTCAAATTCACTCAATTGCATCTTTTAACTCGACTGTAATGTCATTTGCCCACTTTACAACTCTTTTCAAGCTAAACTTTGAAAAATAATAATCACTGTCCTGTGTTCTCTTGAATTTACCATATCCACGCAATTCTTCTGCGATTGTATTTGCAGTACGAGTGAGATGCTGCAACTTATAGGGAGTAAACTGTTTCATTTCAATCCATATTTAATGGAGTTGAGATATTTTGAAATGTATTTGCTCTTGCAAAGATTTGGCTCGTAGTCAACAAAGATTTTAAAGATTTGATAATCAGTTTCAAGGTCCAACATGGTCTTGAAAATTTCTCTATATTTTTTATTTTTGAGCAGCAGCAGAAAAATATTGGGTAAGTTGAGTTTCTTGCCATGCAAGATGGTCAAAAAGCTGCAAAATGCTAGCAAGTAATACTCAGTTTCTTGTTGCTCAAATAAATTCATACTGGTTGCAATGTCTGAGTAAAATTTATAAAGGTCTGTGTCAATTTGCCACCAGCAGCTTGTGCATGTCCTCCACCCTCACATAGTTTTTGAGCCAACAATGATACATCAGCAGTGCATGTTTTGCTGCAACGAAATGAAACAGTTTCACGCTCCACATTGACCAACATCAAAATGTCAGCATCAGTAGTTGCAAATATGTGCTGTGATACTTCTGAGTGACAAGTGTTACAAAATGTTGCAATGCACTTGTGTTGATTGATTTTGCCTTGATACATCTTCAAATCATTGATGATGTTCTTGACCTTGTTGGCATGAATTGCCAATGCAGCTTTGTGTTGAACAGAAAATCCGTTGAAGCCTTTTTGAAACTCTTTGCTGAATTCAATGACCCTGTTGCCCTGCAGTGTCCAAAAAATGTTGTTGAGATCTTGTGATTGTTTGAGGCTGTTGGTGCCACTGTCAAAATCACTGACCAATGCAATGAGCGTCTTCTGTTGAGTTGTAAGAAAGTCTTTTTTGACTTTGAATGTCTCATGAATCAACTGTGCAGTTGATTTGCAATCCTTGACAATGGCTTTGCAATGTTTGTAATTGGCTGCCTGCGTCAAATGGGTTTTGTGGTGATCAAAAATTACAACATTGGCATTGTCAACCAAATCAGCAATGTCAGTTGTATCCAGATCCAGGATAAAAATCTTTTCATAATCAGATGCTTTGTTGGTTTGCAGCCATGCAAGATAACACTCGCGTAGTTTTGCGCTGCTGCACACACGAGGAATCAAATTGATGCCAGGGTTGTACCAACTCAATACTAAAAATGATGCTGCGCCGTCCAAATCTGCATCTGTCCATACTATAGTTTGCTTAGACATTGTCACTAATTTAATACATGTGCATCAAACTTCAACTACCTGCATTAACTCTCTTGCAATTTGTCGCAATGTATTGGTTACAAAACCTTGAATGAGATTGGTGATATATTCTTTATTTGTTAAACGAGGATCACTGAATGGTTTGCAATTATTATATACTCTCCATGCATTGTGATTGATATCCAACATTACACCGCCTCTGAATTGGTCTCCCCATCTTTGCTTTTTGTCATCTTGCATAACATTATTTAATCTGCTAACATTCTGAGAGAGTTGGCTGCATCTTCAGAATCTTGAGTCAAGCTGTTGAGTTGTTCATCTTCACTCAATGTAAGTGTTGAATAATCAATCTTGAATGCATTGCTACCAGAGTTGATGCCAAATCGATTTTTAAGCAATGATGCGCGCATGATGCCCAATTCTTTGTCTCCATCTCCCTGCCACAAACTTGCAACAAAATCAGATGTTGCACCCAAAGCATAACTTTCACTGACTGTTGTCAAGTCTGGCTCATTGACATTAGTACCGCTTCTGTTGGTCTGTGTAACAGTCACCAATGGACAGTTGAATGCATATGTCATGGCACGAGTTTCTTCTGCAATGTATTTGATGCGTTCATAACTGTTGTTGCCTTTGGTACTAGTCAGCAAATTCAAGTAGTCCAGTACAATCAAGTCAATCTTGATGTTGCGCTTTTGCAATTTGCGCAAGTATACTTCCAAGGCTCTGGGAGTCATGGTGCTTGGAGGAAACTCTTTGATGAACACTTTGCAATTGCTGTTGAATTCTTTGAGGTTATCCATTTGAGCACGCACAATGTCAATGTCTTTAGCAAGAGAATTGATGCCTATCTTGGTCAAGTTGGCAGTCAGCCGTTTGGCATACATGGTCTCAGACATTTCAAGTGAAATGACTACTACATTCTTGCCTTGCAGTGCCACATTGCATGCAATGTTGCCAAGAATGATGCTTTTGCCAATGTTGGTCTGACCTGCAAACACATACATGGCGCGACCATTCTTTTGCAGCCCTCCTCCCAGCTTTTCATCCAGCCACTTGAAGCCAGTGGGTATAGTTGGCTCTGGATTCATTAACTCTTGTTCTACTTTGCTGAAGTCTTTGAGTAGATCCAAACCCAAATCAGGAATCAAACTCACATTGCATGATTTTTCAAACTTGTCAAGAATCAAGCTGGTATCAATGTTGCCTGCTCCAACATCCTTGGCTACAGCCATCATTGCTTCATAGATGCCTCGTTCTTTCAGAAACCTTTCTGTATTTTCATACAACTCTTCTCTGTTGAGCGCCTTGTCAATGCTTGAAATGCTGTTGACTGCATTTTTAAACTTCTGTTTGTCTGACTCTGTTGACAAATAACTTTTGATTTCAGTAGTTGTTGGAATGCTTTTGCGTTTTTCATAAAAGCTACACACAATTTCAAATACAAGCCGCAAGTTTGCATCTGAGAAGTAAGATGGCTTGACATAATCAATGACACTTGCCAAGTACTCATCATCTGTAATGCTTTTGAAAGCAATTACCTTCTCCATCCAATCTAAATCCAATTTCATATGTATATTATTACTGCTGTGAATACAATTGCAAAAACTTTTTATTGCTCTCTGACCATTTAACATCATCCAAGCTCAATAATCCTGGAGACTGATGGAATACATTGATGGGATACACTCCAACTCTCATGCTGCACTTGTTTGCATCAATGCAAGATGCAATGTCATAATGGTGAAAGTCAAAATTTTCATTCCATTGCCAATTCTTTTGCATTGCTGACTTGACATTGACTGCAACAAACAATCCATCAACAATTACTACCCTTGCAGGTGTTGTTCCAAACCCTGTCATAAATTTAGTACCATCATGAGCCAAATGACCTGCATATCCTCGTTGATGTTCTCTTTTGCTCATGATGTGCCACAATGCAGGGTGTTGAATTGTTGGATTGAGTGCACCAGCAAGTCCAACAATGTCGTAATTCAAATTGTTCATGGCATCATCCAGCTTGCTGTCCAGCATAGCATCATCCAATGCAACATCATCATGAATGTAAACAATGCGTTGATAATCTTTTGCATAGTCTTTGAATGCTGCATTATACATTTTACTGAGACCCACTTGGTTCTCACAATACCATTTGGTTTCAAAGTTTTGGTGCAGCTTGGATATACTTTGATGCAGCAAAGTATCTTGAAAATGCTTTTTTGTAGTGCAGCTTACTATCAATGTTGGTTTTTGCATAAATAAAAATATGTCTATTTCTGATGTTATAACTCGGTTGATGTACTTGCAATTGCAAATACGTATTTTTCACTGGCAAACTACTTCATTTGCTCAACATGAAGCATTTGGCAAATTTTATGATGCATTGAATGCATTGTTGGATGAGTTTGTAGAAGCATATCAAGGACGTTATGAAAGAATCATGTTCAATGACTCCATTGTATTGAAAAATATGGATGAAGTTAACGTAAAAGTAACATTGGAAAGAGTAACTGATATTTTGGTCAATGAAATGGAACTGACTGATACTGACTTACTCAACATTCGTGATGAGATGTTGGGCGCAGTCAATAAGCTCAAGTATCTTCTGACTCTGCAATG